ACCCTGTGCGACATGACTGCAAGGCGCGCGAGATGTTGGCGGAGGACTGCCCGGTGAGTGACACCGAGAACCCGGTCGCGAACGCGTCGGCCGTTTCGCGGATCGGAGAGATGCTGACCAGATGCCCCGCGCCCGTCCATGTGTAGCTGTTCCAGCTGATCTGCCCCGCGCCGGTCCACAGGCGCAGGTAGTCGGCTGAGGGCGACCCGCCGGAATCGAACACCGCCTCCATGAACACCACCGGCCGCACCGTGCCGGCAGTAATCTCGGCGAGCAACCCTGCGGAAAGATCGCGCGACATCTTACAGCGCCTCCGTCACCGAGAGACCCAACCCATACATTCCGGCAATCTCAATCGACCATTCGCGAGTGTTGCTCGCCAAGCGCCACAGACCGACAGGGGAGCTGGTGTCGAAGGTGTCGTTGTCGGCGAGTGCCGCGCGGGTGCGGGGCCAGATATCGAGCGTGAGCTGCCCGCCGCTGTCCGCTGTCGCGTCCTGCACCACCTTGTGCAACTCGGTCGCAGAGCCCGTGCCGATCTGAAACCAATCGCCCGCCTTCACCGTCGCGAACCCGCCGAATCCGTCCATCGCAATCGAAGTCACCCCCGCCGCGTGTGCGCCGAGCACCTTCGGCGACCCATCCCACGTGCCACGAGGCGAGGGGTTGGCGGGGTCAGGAGACATGGTGAAGGTTCCCTCCCGCCCGTTGAGCGCGAGGAGGAACGCGATGAAGGTCTCGGCGTTCGCGCGCTGCATGGGGGGCAAAGAGATATCCGCCTCCAGCCGCTGCCCCTGATGCACATACCCCTGCTGCTCAAGCGTGAAGGGCGACTCTGATATCCCAACCACCGACACCGCACGAACAACAATCCGCGACGGGGTTACGGCGGTAGGGAAGGTGAGAGGGAAGGAGATCGTCATACGGGCACCCCGCGAGTCCTAGCTTCCATCACCGCGCCCACCGCGCGCTGTTCGATTGAACCATTCACCTGACGCACCAGCGACTCCAGCCTAGCAACTGCATCTACTGACGCGCCGCGCATGTCGACATTGAAGGTGGGTCCACCGAGCACGCTATTGGGGGTGACGTTGCCGTTGACGCCCGCGCTGATAATCTCCGGCCCCCGCTCCCCGACCACCGCGGTCTGACCACGCCAGATCGGTCCGCCCTCAGCGAGGAACGTGTACGACTCGCCCACGCCTGATGCGGCGCTCGCGGCCGAGACCGACGACCCGCCACCGAACATCGACCCGAAGACTTTTCCAAGACCCCCGAGCGCGCCCTCCAACCCCTGGCCTAGAGCATTAGTAACCTGCTTGCGGACCTGAATCCGGATCAGGTCCTCGATGATGGAGTTCGCGAGGTCTCGGAAGCTGAGCTTCCCGGTCTTCACGAAGTTCACTATCGCATCCTCCAGCCCCTTGAAGGTGGTGTTGAAGAGGCGCTTGGTAATGTCGGCAGCGTTGGTCGCAGCGTCCTTGTATTCCTCGAACGCTTCCCGCGCGCCGGTGACCCATGAGCGTTCCGCGCGCAACCGCACCTCGATCCCTTCGAGGACGAGCTTCTTCTGCGCATCAGCAGCCGCCATCATCTCCGCCATCCGCCCGCCCATCGCGTCGTTGTCGGGCAGCGCAGCCATCGCGCGCCGGAGGTCGAGGTCGATGCGGCGCACAGCGTTCAACTTCTCCTGCTCGTCGCGCGTCTTCCCAAGGACCGAGAGCTGGAATGCTTGATCGTCGAGCGATTCCTTGAGTGCGTCCTTGTAGTCCTGCACCCCTGTGGTTAAGTCCTCCTGCGCACGCAGTTGCGCCGCAGAGCGCTCGATGGCGTTCTCGCGGATTGCGATCTCGACTTTTAGTCCGTCGAGAGTTTTGGCCTTCGCAAGCAGCTCTAATTTGTCCGCCTCGGTCAAGTTTTTCAGGGCCCCGGTCTGCACGTCATACAGCATCGTCGCATACCCCGTCGTACCATTTAGCTCCGCGATCTTATGGTCGAGTGCTCGTGCTGCGCCCTCGAACGCTTTCATCGCTGCAGCCTCTTCAGAAGCTTGACTCTTTAATATCTTTACTTGTTCCTTGAAAGCTGCGAGAGGATCCTTGAGCTGGTCGATGATGGGCGCTTTCTTCAGCGCCTTGACCTCTGGGGTCTTAGTCATCTTGTCGATAAATGCGGCGTTCGAGGTCATCGTCGCTTGGAGTTGAGCGACCTCTGACTGCGCCCGCGCCAGCTCGCCCGACGCAAGTCCCGATACTCGTGGGTTCTTCGAGGACACTCGCAGCCTGTCCAATTGATCCTGCGCAGCGAGCAGTTGGTCGGTGAGCTGGAGCTGCTCCCTCTGCTTCTTGACCACCTCGGGATCCGACCACCCCATCAACTGCGAGATCGCAGACAGCACACCCATGAGGATGTTACCGTCGGCCGCATTCTGCGCGAACTCCCTGCTCAGCAGCGTGAGGCGCGGCATGAGGGATTCAGTGATCTTGATCTTGACGCCCTCAATTGCGTAGCTCATCACGCGCATCGAATCATTGAACGCCTCAGCCGCACGAGAGAACTCCGTGGTGTAAATCGCGCCGAACTTCTTAGCCTCCTCACGCGTCTCGCGCAAGGTGTTGAGCATCGGGATCATATCGCTGCCCGCCTTGCCGAACAGCTTCACCGCCAACGCTGACTTGCCCGCTCCATCCTCCATGCCTGCGAACTTGTCCGCGATCTCAAGCATCATGTCGTCGGTCTTCTTCAGCCCGCCGGTTGCGGCATCACGCGCGCTCAGGCCGAGGGTGCTAAACACCCGCACCATCTCAGTCGAACCGCCAGCCGCGTCCGACATATTCGACGCGAGCTTCTTCAGCCCGATAGAGAGCCCCTCCTTCGACACACCCGCCAAGTCCGCCGCCTTCACCAACCCCGAGAGCGACTCGGTACTGACGCCGGTCTTGTCGCTCAACTTCTTCATCGCGTCTGCGGCTTCGAGCGTATCCCGCGCCACCTTTACCAACGCGGTCCCGGCGCTAAGGATGCTCAACCCGGCGAACGCGATGCCAGCCTTCGCAGCGCTCTCGGCCATCGCTTTGAACGATACATCAGCCTTCCGCTGCGCGCGCTCCAAGTCCTGCCGAAAGTCCGCCGTCTCGGCCTTCAGCCGTACAACCAGATCCCCAAGGTACGCCATCAGGCACCACCCTTCTTCTTAGCCTTGCCAACAACTGACGCCTTACGCAGGCCTTCCTTCATGCGTTGCGCGAGGGAGAGTTGCGGCTTCTCCATCAAGGGCATGAAGTCACGCGGGGAGAATGACTCGCTGTTCTTGCCGCGATTGACATTGGCGAGCGTTGACGCGACGACCCCATGACCAAGGTCATGCCGCCAATCACCGATGGGCTGCAAGGTATCGAAGGCACGCCACATCGTCAGCTCTGCGCTGCTGATGGTGGCGAGTAGCTCTTGGACCGTGCGCCCGAGCCGGAGGGCAAGCGTGTGGTAGAACATCATCTCCGGTCGGGCCTTTAGTTTTTTATCGCTGCGTCCAAGTCCTTCTTGCCAATTCCCGAGAGCCGCTGCGCCACGTCATACACGCGGTCGAGTGCGGCGGCGTTCTTCGCCCCCAGCACCACGATGTCTGCATCGGAGAAGAGCCGCTCGCCCTTCTCATCGCAGATGCAGCGTGCAGCAAGCCGCGCCCGTACATTGTCTGGGGTGAACTTGTCTCCCACCATCAGACTCTGCTCGAACGCATCACGCTCCGCGCCGCTCATGCCCCGCACGTAGATGTCGCCACCCCACTCCGGTACAGGCACCCGCTCCGTCTTGAGGTCCTGGACTCCGAGAATTGCGTCCCGCGTCAAGGTACTCACGTTACGCCCACGCGACTGCGCCATCGATCTCGATGGTCATTGAAACCTTGACCGCCTGATCGACTGCCGCGCTGACCGCGAACCCGAGCACGTAACCGAAGAACGTCGCCGTTGCAGGCGTCGAGTCAGTGAACGTGATCTGGAACTCCGTGCGGGTGCGCGCGGCACGAGCGCCACGAAGCGCCACGTGCGAGGCGTCGTCCGGGTC